TTACAAAGAAAGATAAATTTTCAATGCAGGATGAACTATAAAATTTTTCGAGAAATCTGGGTTATCAGTACCATCCCGATAAGAATATTCAATTATTGGCTTTTTGAGACCTTTTTTCTTTTGATGGTTTCCAATAGCTCCCAGAGTGAATAATGATTTCAAATCTTTTTTCAAGCCATCTCTATTAAGAACCTCATCTGAATTATCATCTATACTTGCGCTAAGGGTTTCATAATTAAAAGTAACCTTCCCGTTCTTCTTAATAGCATCAATTGTACTTGAAATAGACTTGTGTCTTTCCAAAATACTTATTTCATTCTGCAACTCCGAATAAAACCAGCTACAATATTCACTCTGAACTTGTTCAGCCATTCGATACGTTATAGATGTAGAGTTCGGAAATTTTTCCTTAATCGAATTCAAGTATTGAATAACATCTCGTGGTCTACCAAATCCTCTATTAACAATAAACCTAAACGGATTTGCATTAGCTTTTGTCCCTTTATGAAAAACCATATCAAATAACTCTTTATCATCAACATCATGGTAAGAATCAATTGAGACACGAATTTTATGCAACACTAGTTTACCTAGAGGCGTATTTTGGGGAGTATCTTTAATCATCGGTGAAAACCAAGTAATATTAATACCGTTATCGGTTATTACTTTGTTAATATTACTTCCATAAAATTGCATCTGATCAGCGACATCTTTTCTTAACGTTGAAATCACTCGACTTTTACTATTAATGTCTAACAGTTTATCATTAACGTATGAAAGTGCTGACACAAAATCATTTAACAGTTTAGCAAGTACCGTAACATTATTTTCCCCATCAACCTTTTGTAATGAGCTCAGCTTAATTTCGTCTAAATCATCAAAGAAAAGAAAGTACCTACTTCTCACACGTTTCATAACTTGTAATAATGTTTTCATTAATTCATCCGTCTGGCTAAAATATGAAGCAGGTACTAGCTTTGCTGTGCTTTTTTCTCCACCATCAACCCCTGCTGAAATCGAAGCACCATGCTCTGACAGTGAACCCTTCACCTGAGTATTTGCGGTGTTCTCTCGTACCATTTCCTCCAACTTATATGCCAAGTTTTTATCAAGTTCTTTTAGCTTACTAACCCATTTGCGGCTTAGTATACCTTTTTCGTTTTCAACAACCATAGAAGTTAATTCGCTCAAAATCAAGTATCGCCAAAATATTTCACGTTCTTCTTCTCGGATAGAAACATAGTCAAAATTTTTTAGCTTTTCGCTTGTAAAATCTCCAGCAACAATAAATTTTGAAAAAGTATTTTTTTCCTCTTGCATTTTTTTCATAAAGTATCTTACAAGAATCGTCTTACCAGTACCTTTTCTACCAACAACTAAATATTTTAATGGATCATTACGTAATGTTCTGTAATAGCCACTTCCATCATAGAATAATGATTCAAAATTTGGCTGACGTGCTTCATTTTTTCCGTCAGAATATCCGAACGATATCCCAGAAATTGGTTTTAACTTAGTCAACATATTCATCCCGCTATTTTCTATAATTTATATTAACATTGTATCATAACTATTACTTAAACTATTCATGCTCGTTTTATTACAAAAAATCCCCTACACCAGCCAGTTAAGGTTGATGTGGGGGATTTGATTACTTGATGATTAATTTGTCACCAGGATGAATCATCGAATAGATCGTTTTACCATTTTGCACTGCCAACGTGTATTACAGTAGGCGGCTCTTTACGCAAAAAATCCCCCACGCCGAAACGCAGGGGATTAGCAAATTCAATATTTAATTATACTACTTTTAGCTTGCTTGTGAGGCGGATTCTGACGCCGTTTCATCAGTAACCGACGCAGAACTATTCACTACAGCAACTGTGGACATTGGTGTTTGCACTTCGTCAGCAACCTTATTAGCCGTCGCTTCAACTTGGCTTTCCGCGTCACTTTCAACTGTTGGTGTTGTCACTGTCTGAACGTCAGTAATTACACCTAACATACCAAGAATAGTCAATGCCGTGTTAATGACTGCGACAATGGCTGACCAGTCACCGGCGAACTTGATACCAAATACAGCTAGTACCTGTTGAATCAAAACGATCAGCAACGAAATAATCCCAGCAATTAACTTACCATTTAAGCTTCCATCGGCATTCTTAAAACTAATTTTTTTCATTTGATTTGGCTTCCTTTTCATATAGATGTTTAAGTTCAATGTCATGACCATCTAACCGGCCTTCTACCTTAATGACCCGATTTTCAATCGCGTTCATTGCGTCAGCGTTTTGCTGTCGTACTTTTAAGCTTTCATTGGTAAATCGGCTAAGCCGCTTTCCTAAATCGTTAAGTGGGATGCGGACCGTTTTGTTTAAAATCCAGTTAGCTAACACACAAACACTAGTGACAATGGCAACAATGGATCCCCATTCATCCCAACCTAATCCTAATAGTGTATGCAATTACCGCACCACCAATCGCTGACCAGGATAGATAGTGGTGTAAATCGTCTTGCCGTTCTGACTAGCTAATGTAGTTATACTTAGGCCGTTGCGCTGAGCGATTGACCACCAGCTGTCGCCAGACTTGACTGTGTAATACGTATGAGTTGCACCACTCTTTACGTATTCCAGCGTATTGCTTGCCGGGCCGGTTGCTAGATAACCATAACCATTAAATCGCGGCTGACGTACCCAGCGATAACCATTCTGAATGATAGCTTGGTCAGTTTTGACCGTAGTCCCAGCTGGCAAGATAGCAATCACACTTGATGCCGTTGACGTGCCAGTGCGCAGCTTAACCGCCGTCTTGAGCGTATAGTTTTTTGACTCCTTGACCCACTTGACCGAATTAGATGGCTTGGAAGTGTTTTTGTTGGCCTCCTGGTTGTTATCATTAACGGCATCTGGATCGGTTGGCTTGACAGTTGATTTCTGACCAGCTGTGTAGTAATCAGTATAAAGTTGACTGACGTCAAAGCCACCGTAGCTAATCCGGAAACGAGCTGCCCCGGACCATTGCCAGGCATTGTTATTCGTATACCACTTCTGACCAGACATGACATAGGGGTAACCAGCAACCCAACCTGTTTTGCCCTTGATGGTCATCTTGTTGTTAGCCCATGATCCAGACGTATAAATGTCGGCCCGATAACCAAACTTCTGAATCTCTTTCATGAAGGCAGCATTGTTGCGGTCGTTGGCCGCTTGTGACAAGATTCCTTGTTCCTCAGCCGATTCTACGTCCGTTGCCAATACTGCGCCCACTGGTAGTCTGGCCGCTTTGGCTGCCTGACCAGCAAAGTCAGCTTCGGCAATTGCTTGAGCCTTAGTTTTATAATGGGCAAAGTGATAGCCGTTGACGTATAAGCCAGCTGCTTGACCATTAGCGATATTGCTAGCAGCATAGCCATCTTTGAAGGTTGTACCTTCACTAATCTTTACGGTAAGGGCCTTAACACCAAATTCATTACGCATCGAAACATACTCTGTCGTTGACATGTAGCCGTTGTTATTAGACACATCGACCATATCCATACGAGCAGCCTGACTGGTAACGTTGATCATTAAAAAGGCCATAAAAATGGCGCCCATCATTAAGATGAGTGCCTTTAATTTACGTTTATTCAATTGTCTACCTCCTATTTGTCATTCCTGATTGAACGGTCAAAAGCATCCTAAAATACACTGGCCTAGTCGTTTTAACTTATTAATTTTCAATTCACCATCTCTTCAAAGTTCATCTTTCACTTAATATTTATGATGTTGGCAATTCATTCTTAAGAATGGATTGCAGCACGCTCTGCGCCTCCGACATTGTAACATCGTCTAACTTCTTATCTGAAAAATCTGATTCAGTGGCAGTAACATTCGCATTCACATATGTGCCAGTTTCAGACTGATTAAATTGAGTGGATACAGATGAAATCCTGCCAGCAGTAAAACTCCACCCACCATTAACTGCAATTAGAGAGTCAATTATTGATGGAATCTTATTCATCGCACGTTTGGATAATTCTTTTTTTGTTAGATCATCGAAAGTTTCATCTTTAGCTAAGTCTGTCGGATAAATAGTGACATTTGCCGTAATAGTTACTCGACCTTCTACTTCGCCACGAAGACCTGCAATTACAGAACTCGTATTTCCAGTTCCATCGATATTATAAGAGATGCTAGTGTTTAATAGTTCCATTTTTATTCCCCTTTTCCATATGCTTTATCAAACTGTTCAAATACTAATGCGTATACTAAAGCTGTTTGCCCTTCCAGCTCATACGGGTAATCCTCAAGTGCATTAAATAAAGCTTTCATTCGTGCAGAATATGAGCTAATTTCAATACTTACTGGTTCTTCTACTAATTGGTCAAACTCTTTTTGAGCTTCTTCCATAGTATATCCATCTTTAAGAATAAGCGTCTTTTTGTCTTCCTTATAGACAAATTCCCCATCTTCATCGGTTTTAAAAAAGTTCTTTTGCGTTGCTAATTGGTCAGCATTAAACTGCTTGTTCAGGTCCTCAAGTCGATTAATTAACCATGTCCGCCCGAGAGAAGCTCGACCTTTAAGCTTAAACTCTGCCATAGTGTTTCCAATTGATACTAGTTGCCCATTTTTGAATGTTAATACTTCTTTTCTTGCTGTCATAATTGACTATACCTCTTTCGTTTGTTTGATTTTGTTTTCCAATACAGTTATGCGATCTCGATAGTTACGAATTAATGGAATAAGAGCCAATGCTACCCGGTCATACTGAATACCATTGACCTCCCCTTTATCATCGTACTCAACAAGTTCATTCAGACCAGCATCATCCAGATCATCAGCAATCATTCCGAAATAAGTTTCTGGATCTTTAGCATTAGAATCACGAGTTTTGGCTAATACTTCTTCTTTGTCTTTCCAATGCGCAACTGGAACTTCTAGGAGTTTGTCCCCCATTTCAGTTTCAAACGATCGAACGATGTCTGTTTTGTATTTAGCGGCGGAGGTTGACGGAACTAATGCACCGTCTGGTGCCAGATATGCGTTTGCACCATGAGATGTTGTATGGGTACTCTTTAGATAAATATAACTAGCCTGCATACTAATGTTAGAACCATGCAAACCGGTGCCTGCGTGACCAGGATCACCAACTCTTATATACGGTGATAGTCTTATGCCATCAGTGAATACGCGACCACCAGATATAAGCACACCCCGTTCGGCGCCACCAATCTTAGTTACTTGCCATCCTGAGGTCGAGTGTCCTCCAGAAATACCTGCGAACTTTTCTTCTCCCATTGGCGAAGTAAAGATATTTCCATCGTTAGCTCCGTTAGTGACCACAAAATAGTCACGTCCCCAGAAAGTTGCACCACCCCAAGATGCTCCCGCCTGAGCATTACTGATACGAACATACGGCGTAGATTGACTTGAGAATAATGTCGGCTGGATCATTTGGATTTCCCCACCAGATATAAACACACGATTATCCCTGTCAGCGACTGAGATATACTTGTTATTGATGTTGATATCAATCGCATTATCAGATGAATGGATACGTCCTGCCTGGAACTCAACATTACCCGTGTTCAGATTAATCGATAAGTTACTACCTTTAATCGTACCGGTTGTTATGTTGTTCGCATTCAAATTGATTACATTGATATGCGCAGCATTAATAGTACCTGCAGTGATTTTATCGGCACTTAGGTTCTCAATCATGGAATTCTTAATTACTGCATCATCAATATAGGTAGTAGCCGTAATATGCAGCTTGTTACCGTATATCTGGATTCCTTCAGTCGAGATATTAATTGCGTTAATAACCCCGGCCTTTTCAACACGAAGATTGATCCGGTCATTAGTTTGATTGATAGCAGAATATGCATGCTGAAGGTCTTCGCCAGTTGTAACATCAGGAACATAGGTAGCAGCAGTGGTTCCTTGGTTGAGCATTGGGCATATCATAGCAACATGGCCACCACCATGAACTTGGAATGCAAGGCAAACTGTTTCAGTTCCAGCCGGAGGAACAGCATTTTCAACTTTAATTAGTTCCATTCCACGGCTGGTTTTATACGTTTCCTTAAGCCCAATACGATTACCCTTAGTGTCGTAAAATTCAATAGTAATTACCGCAGCGAGGCCAACGGTATCGATATTCACATAAGCACTAGCCGACCAAGGAGTCGAGATATCTTGTCCAATAACAATTCTTCTAGAGTGCAAAGCATACCAGACACTATTGTCAGTCGTCGTTGGTTGATTGAAGCAAATACCTTGATACCCATTAACCCATGACCAAGCAAAATCTGATTTGTACCACATATCAGTAGTCGCACCAGTTGTAGTCCAAGATGGTCCGCTTAGATAGTCGTATTGGAACTGTGAGTTAGTCACAATATTTCTTGAACCAAAGGTATTGACCTGCCCTACAACAGAAGTTATCTGGTTACTTAATTGATCTACCTTGGACTGATAGGTACTGCCATCAACTTTTCCACTAACAGTCGTTTGGATGCTGTTAATAGTTTGAGAGATACTTGAAACTGCATCAACTGTTGCGTTGTCCAATGGATTGGTGGAATAGTCCGTAGCATTTGAACCTAGCTCTAATTTCATATTGGAGAATGTAATAGTAGCTGTCGAAGGCACATTATCTAAGCGGAGATAAGCACCTTGCTGTGAATAGCCATCTAACTTGATTGTTGCTACATAATGCTTCTTTGTGGTACCAACGGCCGCATTATTAAGGTAGCCCATCCAAGTCCCACCGTCTCCGCTAGCACTATTTTGGATTGTAAAGTTCGCAGAAGCCGTAGAAATGGCATCAAAACTTAGAGTTACTGTCGTTCCTTTTTCGAGTCTTCTGCTTAGTGCGTACATTAGTGTCGCCTGGTTAACCCCACCATTACCCGTCATAATGAATGGGTTATAGGTTTTCAATAACAGGTTAGTTCCCACAGCACTATCTATCACCTGTTGCTGAACAGTCAACAAAGTGCTATTAAATGCTGTAGCACTCGCTTGCAATTGACTAATATCATGCTTATTAGTGTTATTGTCGGTGCTCAGAGAATCAAAGCTAGCAGACAAAGACTTAGTGGATGCCTGGAGCGTACCAATATCGGTAGTGTGCTTACCGATAGTGTTATTGACTGTCGTAAATTGAGCTTTAAACCCATTTGAATCAGCTTGGAGGTTATTGATACTGGTTGTATGGCCATCAACCGTACTCTTGACACTGGATATCGTGCCATTAATCCCATTAGCACTAATTTTAATCTGATTTTGAGTCCACGTCTGGGTGGAATATCCGTCCAAGTCACTTTTAGTCAACTTAGCAGCTAGGCCATTCTGTAATTCAGCGATAGTCATACTTGAACCGTCTGTTAACGTCTGATAACTCTGACTAACTGCTCCAGCAATTTGCTTAGCATCTTTAGAGTCAGCGGCAGCAGAAGAAGCCTGTTTAACTGCAGCACTAGTGTCACTTTGAGCACTTACAGCTTTGTCTAGTGCTTGATTAGCTAATGCATTTGTATCATCGTACTTGGCCGCAAGCTGGTCAGCTTTATCACTGGCCGCTTTAGCTGCATCTGTACTAGCCTTAGCTTCCAGTTCCACTTGGTCAACTTTTGCTTTCACTTCTTCCCCAGTAGCGTCCGACACAGTAAGTACCCATTTACCAGTTCCATCTGCCTGACGCTCGTAAGTCCACAATTCAACTTTATTACCGTTCTGCTTGTACCAGATATCGTTAAATTTAGCTCCGTATGGCGGTTCAGTTGTATCTGTACCATAGATATAGTTACCCGAAGCACCTTGCCGTCCACCTAAGTCAGCAACATATTGTGATAGCTCGCCTCGCCAAGCATAGCTACTACTAGAGGTTGAGGTCTGATCTGCTTTAGAAACAGCAGACAAACTGCCATCAAACGTCATAGTATAACCATTATTAGGCACGTTGAACTTGTTTCCTTTAGTATCCTGTAGTGTTAGCCAATCGCCAGCTTCTATTGCAGGATTGCCAAACCAATTCAAACTGAAAGGGTAGAAGGTCAAGCTTTGTAACTGTTGCCATATTGATGCTAAACGATCCATTGTCATCAAATTGTTGGTGAGTTTAATCTGTGATCCTGACGTTGCCCCTACTTGAAGCGTGTTTGTAGTTTCGGTACTCTGACCTGTTGAATCCGTAGTAGTCGTTGTGACCTCACACTGAATACCGCCAATTTTGTATGGTGCTTCATTTTTTGTTAAGCCACCTTGTTCATATTGGCTCGGATCTAATGTATAATCTGGCTCTGTAATCGTGCGAATTGTTAATTTGCCGTCCCTATCAAACGTTGCAAATCCAGCATAAAATTGAGCAATCATGCCAATTGCATTTCGATACGTTTGACCGGTAATAGCACTCGGTAAGTTAACTTGTACAGGCAAACGACTAATGTCAGTTGTATTGAGTAACACGCCAGCCAAATTTGCAATTTCTGCAATCACACTGGTCATTTTAGCAGGGTAAGTTAACTTAGAAGTGTAGGTACCCTCCAGTAGACACATCTGGTCATATGCCTTAATTGTTGTCTCATCGTTGTTTCGGTCCATTTGAATGTCATCTGATACGATAAAAAGACCAAGCGAGCTATACTCATAGCCATTAGATGTTTTTATACCAATCTTAGGCCATACCGTCATGCCGGGTTTAAGTCCTTCAATTAAGTGCGAAAACTTAATTGTCACGCTGTTTTCATAATTCGAGCCAATACCAAACGTATCTCCAGTATAGCCACCTGCGTCATATGAAATGGATGCAATATCTGTCGTTTTATAGTCAATCTTGTTAATTGTGACAACTGCATCCAACGTCCGTTCAGTTGCCTTCCATGCAGCGAGGGCTAAATCAGATTGCTTAATCATTAATTTTCACCCGCCTACTGTTCAATGAAATCCATTGAAACATTCTGCCAAATATAATCTGATGTCACTGGATTAAGTGTATAAATCGGTGCAGTCCGATCACCAACATAAAATGTCTTGGTCACTACTGCACCTTCTTGTGGGTCTAAATAACTGCAAGAAAAAAACTGTCCAGAGACAGCTTTTAGTATTGTGCTATTCTCGGCCAGTGTTAGCGGCCCCCATTTTACTGTTAACTTGCGTTTGATTGCGACACGGTCTCGATGCAAAAGTCCATTCGCGTCACGCGATGCTTTGGCATCGATATCTTGAATTGCAACTTCTAGGGACTGTGGTGCTTTAACCACTGTCCCACCAATCTTCAGTGAATATGTCAATCGTAATCATCTCCTATAGTCTCAACATGTTTTTACCATTCTTCTGATTTACCGCGTTAATGCCTTTAATAGCAGCATTACCGAACTTCTCATCACCAACTTGCAACGTCAAGTTCACATTGATCGGTTGATTGTTCATGCTGCCGCCAACGTTTGTCATTTGTAAGCCCTGTACAATCGCATTAACGATGCTTGTTCCAAGCTCGTTAATGCCACCACTATTCATACTCTGTGTACTTGTATTACTTGGCTGACTAGCCAGACTGCTCATATCCATCGACTGAGTTAAAGCTGCGGGCATTTGTAATCCATCACTGAACGTTTGTCCCATGAAGCTTAGTGCCTGCTTAATCAATTGCATTGACCGTGGAATGTTAGTTAAAGGTAAAACCATTTCCGGCTTATTCTGTTCAGCCACTTCGATCATTTGATGAGTATCAACAAGACCACCGTTAGCAAAACGGCGGTGCCCAATCGGTCCACTGTGCAACCAATCAAATTTAGGCGTGCCCCAAATGACTGTATGACCGGCAGCATTGTAATAGTCTGAGTTATTCAGATAAGCCAATACTTGGTCAAATGATGATCTGAAATTATGATGTCCAGGAAAAGCAAATGCATCAAAGGTTGACTTGACATACTGTAGTGGTCCACCTGCAGGATTACCAGCTAGCGAGTTCACATCAGTAATTGTCTGCATAATATTTCGATTCCCGGTCTCTGACTTAGCCACTTCAATGATATCGTGTTGCATCTTTGACCACCGCGATTTAGGAACTTTAGTCATCTCGAGTGCGCGACTAATCATTGAATGAGTGATTGCACCACCATTTGGTCCTTCGCTCTCGCCGTATTCTTTGAGAATCTTACCGACCCAACTTTTAGCACTATCAACACTAAAATCCACCATACTTTTAGCAACATCTAGCGGATAGCCACCTAAGCCGGTAAATTTAACAAACTTGTTCATAGCAGCTTTCAATACTTTTTCAGGGTGCGTGACATCGTCCCAGATATCACTTGCCGTATCTTTCACACCATCGGCAAAACTGCCTACACTGTCCCCTATACCACTGAACAAATCACCAAAATTCGGCATGCTAAAGTTGAAACTTGGCAAATTGAAGTTACCAATACTTGAAAAGTCAAAATCAAAGTCTCCAATACCACCGGCATAGTGTGGCACCATTGCTGTTACTTTACGAGCCGTTTGTGCCGCATTGAGAATTTGAGTACCTCTCGGAAGATTGACCATCATATTGCGAACGGCTGGGAAAAGACCTGTTCGTCCATTTGGTAACTTGTATGCTTCACGATACTTATCACCAACCTGATCATTAACGATTGCTGGACCACCTTTATGGCGACCACCAGTTGCAAATGAAGGAACACTCCAGTGGCTCAATGACTTTGCTTTGCTGGAGGCACCTACGTGATTGAGAATCCATTTAATGCCATCGATAACGCCATTAACGGCTTTTCCAATCGTACCAATAATTGCATTAGCAACATCCGCAGAACCCTTTTTTACAGACTTCCAACCAGATGAAAGACCGCCACCAATTTTACCGCCTAAACCACCGGCCCATTTTGCAATTGTTTTACCCGTGCCAGTTCTAAACGAGGCAACCCAATTACCTAACTGAGTACCGGCTCTTAACGCAGCCGTCCTAGAACTCCCCATTCCAGAATGAGTCTTCGAACCTAAACTACCGGCCCAACTAGAGACAGTCTTACTTGCGCCAGATCTAAAGTTATTAACCCATGAACCTAACTTACTACCAGCATTCTTGGCTAATCGTTTTCCATCTTCAACTTTAGTATTAACATTACTACCAATATTTGATGCCCATTTTCGAATACCGACGATTGCACCTTTAGATTTGCTCGTAAACTCAGACGTCCAGTTACCAATCTTTTTACCCGCTTCTTGAGCGGCCTTTTTACCATCAGAAACTTTCTTATGAACACCGTTGCCAATATTCGATGCCCAAGTGTTAACAGTTCTCTTAGCACCGCCAACAAACCCAGTAGTCCAATTACCAATATTCTTTCCTGCTTGTTGGAAATCCTTCTTAGCATTAGTTATATGGGTCCCAACCTTTTTACCAACACTCTTAGCCCAATCGGAGGCTTTACCCGGTAATTTCGATGCCCATTTAAGAATATTCTTACCTGTTTTTGTATCTTTAAGGAACCAGGAAGCAATCGTGCCAACCGGATTAATAATAAAACCAATTATTTTAGTCCAATTTTTAGAGATCCAATCGATTGAATCTCCAAACCATTTGGTTATATGCTTCCACACAGAATTACAAAAATCTCTAAATTTCTTATTATGTTTGTATAGCGCGACGAATCCAGCAACTAATGCCGCAATCGCAAGTACGACTAATCCTATTGGGTTAGCATCCATTGCAGCATCTAATACTGCTTGTCCGGCGGCTGCCAATTTAGACCAAATACTCCAATTTTTGAGAGCCTTCCAACCATCTGCTAATGCAGCAGCATAATCTGACCACTTCATTTTTGCAAGCGACCATAATGTCTTCACGCTGCCAACAGCTTCTTCTAGCTTATCAATTCCAGTAATCCCTTTAAAAAAGTCTCTGAGAACATGCCCTTTACCACCAATAATAGCCGCTTTATCAGCTAATTTTCCAAGTAGTCCTATTCCATTGCTTAGCCCCGTCATTGTTACTTTAAACGCAAACATAGTTACTAAGACTTTCGCCATTGTTTCAACGGCCGTATGGTGTTTATCTACCCAACTGGAAATCCCGCCTAATGCATCTGCTAACTTCTTAAGCACGCCAACGATAACTCCACCAGTCCACTTTGCTAATGGCTTTAGGAACGAATCCCATATCCATTTAAATTCGGGCTGTGAAGCTTGAATAATGCTGTGAAACAACTTAAGCGCCGCAGCTAATGCATCGAAGAACGTTGGGATTAAATTAGTAATCGTGTATTTGGCCAATGGTAACAGGATATTTTGATATCCCCAATCCAGGCCGTCCCATACATCTTTGACTACTGGTCTAATCGCTTTTAGCAATCCATCAATCGATTGTAGTAAGGGTGTGAAATTAAGCTTAGAAGCCCACTTAACGGTTGCTCCTGTCATGTCGTTTAACGCACCCAACATGTCATTAACCATACCGAGCAGCGTTTTAAAAATAGATGTACCAACGCCACCATGTTGCCAAGCCTTGTCAAATTGGCCGCCAAGTGCACTAACAGTATTAAAGATGTTTGTGAATATCTTGTAGAGATTTGATGCAATTTTCTCACCCACACCACTATTCCAAGCATCACGAAATGCTACTGCAATATTATTAAGCACTTTTATTACAGCGTTCAATGCATTTAAAATTGATTGAATAAGCTTGGTACCAGTGTTGCCATGATTCCATGCATTATCAAACGCCTTAGCGATATCACCAATCAGACCGACTAAATTTGTCACCAACGTAATGAGATTGGCAAAAATCCGTTCGCCCAGATTGCCGCCATTCCATGCACTAGGGAATGAAGTGGCAATATCATGTATCAGTTTCAATACATTATTTAGCGAATTAAAAATGGTTTGGACTAGCTTAGTACCACGACCGCCGCCACCTTCCCATGCTTGTGAGAAAGCTTTGGCAATATCGCCAATAATATTAAGCATGTCTGCTAACAATTGTAAGATAGCTTCTACTGTTTTCTGACCAGTGCCGTTATCCCATACATGCATAAACGACCGACCAACATCCCCAAGGGCGCGTCCGACCTCTTTCCAAGCATACTTAGCCGCATCTACTACCGACTTACCCTTGGCGTCCCACGCCGCCTTCATTGGATCAAAAAGTTCACCCAAAACTTTTTGTAACTTTTTTGCTGCATCCGTTGCGCTATTGAATGACTGACCTAACGGAACACCAAAATTAACACCATCATTACCGGCTTCACTACCAATGTCATCCGTCGACTGCAACGGTGTACTTTCTGGTGCACTTTGCGTGGGTGTTGACTCTGGCGCAGCTTGCATTTCTTGCGGCGTAAATGTCTCTTTAGGCTTTTTATCGTAGGAATAGTCTTCATCATCGCTACTCTTATCCAAGACATTGAGCTCATCAAATCCCATTAAAGACTGCATGAGTTCTTTGTTCTTTTTCTTGGTTGCTTCCATGGAAGCCTGAGAACGTTTATTGGCGGCTTCAATTGCCGCGTTAGCAGCACGAACTTTGGCAGCACCTTGTTTGTTCGACTCCGCAATTTGTCGATTAGCCTCACGAACTGAGGCTGCTTGAGCCTGATTTTGCGCCCGAATTTGAGCATTTGCTTCACGAACTGATTTAGCCTGAGCCGCATTTTGCTTTCGAATCTCTTCGTTTGCCTTCTTAACAGAAGCAGAAGCTTTGCTAGAAGCGGCAGCCGTGTCATTTAGTGCCTTAGATTGCTCATAAAGTCCCTGAGCACCTTGCCGCGCCTTGGAATAGCTCATACCCGTTAGTGCTGATGTGAACTGTGCCAACCATGATGTCGCTTTAGATAATGACGACATTAATGCATTGACAGCCGGAAGTACAAAGTTGTAAATCGGATAGAACGCTGTTAGTAAATTGACCTTGATTTGATTCAGACTACTTGCAAACTGCGCGTTCGTCTTAAATGCTGTCATCATCCCAGTAGCAAGTTGCGTCAAGCCTTGGTACAGCAACCCAAATACGATTAATTGTGATGGGAGGTACTTCAACTGCTGGGCAATGCCGCCCAGGGCCCCGCTGGTCCGTCTAGCACTAGAAGAGGCTTTGTTCATTGAAGAACTACTACTATTTCCAAAATTGCGTATCCGGCTTGTTGCACCTTGAATACCGTTGCTAATGCGACTGAACCAATTAGAAGGCCCCTTACCGGAACCTGATGCTTTATTCATTGCGCTACTTGCCGCACTGCCGAAACGATTATACGAACCTGCCGCTCGTGTAGCAGCCGTCCCGGATTCACCCATCTCAGTATTGAGCTTACCAATTACAGATTTAAGTTCGTCACCACGATCAGAAACATAAGCATAGCTCTTGTTCAGACTATCATTGGAATTAATGAGCTTGTTCATCTTATCGCGTGTGCTCATGATGCTCTTTTCAAGTGCCGTGCTTTGCTTGGTCAGCCGGTCGCTGGCACCCATCGTCTTCATAGAATCCTGAACATCACGATAGGAGCCCTGCAACGCCTTCAACTGACGCCGATAGGTTTCAATTTTAACTTCGTTTTGATCCATAGCTTTAGAAATCTGCCGCAGTGAGTCCGGCACCGCTTTAAATTCTTGTCGCATTGATTGGGCTAGAGCTTTAGCTTGGTTTTGATAACGCGTCATCTGAGCTTGAGCGGACGCAACCTGATTATCAATTTTAATTCCTTGCGTCCCATTCTGTTGAGCGGTATCCAAGGACGTTTTTTGATTCATTAAGTCACGCATCTTGGCTTGAGCAGCTCGGGCCTGATCCATCTTTGCATTGATATCACTCAGCATGGCCTGTAAGTCCTGTTTTACCTTAACCCGGCTACCGGTAAACATCTTGCCAGCATTCTGGTTGACCTTGCTAGCCCCGGTAGATGTCGAGCTACTCATTCGTTCGAATGCAGTTTTGATAGTCTCGTTCAAACCGGACAACTGGTCTTGCAACTTTTGAACACCTTTAGAAACATCCATCGACTGCTCGGTCTTGTCCATACCGGACTTCGCACTATCAGCGGTCTTCCCCATCAATTTATCAATCATCGGTTGAACCTTGGCAAATTGTTGTTCCATTTGTTCAGTGTTCACTTTGAATAGCAGTTCAATTTCTTCAAGTTCCACGTTGTTTCCCCCTTCCTATGTAGTTTTTTTGAATTTTCGGGCTGTCTTAATCTTTTGCGATTGCTGCATTAGAAGCAACTGGTCCCGTTTCCATTCAGGAACAGAATCCGACAATGTACTAGTCGCTGTTTTGATAAATGGATAAGCCTCTTCAACCGATGGCATTTTGCTAGGGTCGTTCAAAGCAAATGCCATCATCTCAGCTTGCTTGTGATCCATTACCGCTCTCATTCGCATATCATCTATACGGTTACGATTATTTGCGATTACTTGAACCATGAGTTCACCAAAATCAAGTTCCCAAAAGTGGTCAGAATCAATCCCAGATTGCACGGCCAATGGGTAAATAGCACTTAGCAACTCAGAAACAGTCTGGTAATTATTGCTTAAAGTGTCGTCTCGGTCGTTGGTTCGTTGTCCAGAGTGACTTCCGATTCTGTATTCGTCTTCGAAGCCGAAGCTGTCTTGCCGAAAAAACCAGATTCCTGGAATAAGTCTGTTAGCACTGTAAATAAATCCATTGGGGCATGACCTTCATCAAAATATTTTTCAAAGGCAGCAAAAATGTCGTTATCAGTAACGCCGTGAGTTTGGTTCGCACCTTGCAATACGATAAGCATTTCATTCAATGGTGGCAATTTCATTCCGCCATCCGCACTCATAAAGAGTGACATCATAGATTTACCCAAGCGTTTTTCAATATTCAAAATATCACGGCCTGTTAACTTTAATTCAAGTTGTAATCCACCCATTTCAAACTTCTTAGTTGCTTTCTTTACTGTCATAACGTAGTTCCTCCATTTTTATTATTCGTCTCATATCAGCCTGCTGGCCTACTCGTCTCTTACTCAAGTTAATTATTATCTGGATAAAATGTGACGGTTCTAAGCTCCGGCGCTACTACTGGCCGTTGCAAAGTCCGGTCCGTCCGATACGATAATCGAAATCGTGTATTCAAGTGCTCCGTTAACAGCAACGTTACCCATTTTGACGGTATATGAGCCAGTGAAAGAAGCTGTCATCCCATCAGGATAAGTGACCTTCCATTTATATTGCTTATTGTCACCATTGTGCGTTAAAGCCGTTGCAAAGTTGCTGCCCTTGTACACAAAGGTAAAAGCTAACGTTGATGTATTTTCAATCCCAGGAACTGACTTCTTTTTCGTATCTGATAAATCAGTCACATCAATATTTTCTGGGTCTGAACCCATGTCAGGAACGGTCTTAATACCGCCAATTTCATCAAACTTAGTGCCATCCACTGACATTTCAAGCTTGGTCCCTGTTCCGGCAAGCCCGGCACTAGCGTCTGCAGCAAATCGTTGTAAATCAAATACTGTTAAATTCTTTTTCAATTTCAATCATCCTTTCAACTTTCAAATACGCGGTGACTAGTGTTATCAACAACACCAGTAAATCGTAATACAGTGCGATTCACACCCGCTAAATTGCTATCACCAATATCGCTTGAAAAGCCCATATCACCAAATGATGACATGAGCTTATTCGTGATTGCCGTTGTGCTACCTTCTTTTAAGAAGAGGTCAATTGTGATCGTCCATTCCGTTTGCAACTCTTGCTGATTAGCATCACGAAAATAGGCTTTATGTGCCGTGTTGTATACAGCGATTGGGAACACCGTTAAATTATCTGGGTACGTGGTTGAGACCTGTTTAATTTCCGGTATAGCCGTTAGTGCTTGATACACTACTGACTTCACATTAATAATTACCATCAACTACCCCCTAATTTGTTATGGAGTGCGGCCTCCACACTCTGCTTAATCATCTCTGGTGCCTCACGACTGGCTTGTTTGACGGCGGGGGTTAAAAACTGGCGGGCGGGTTGACCGCTTGTCCGATAGAATGTGTGTCCGTCGATTTCGATTTTAGGCATACCATACAGTTCACTCAGGTCAGTATCAACGTCATCAGCAGGAATGAACCAAGGCGTTTGCCTGTACACTGGTGTAAATCCATCGGGTAAATCTTTTTGCGACTCCTCACCCACTCGTCCAGTACCGAGCTCACGAAATAGCGCTACTGGGTCATCGGACCAGACACGACCGACAATCTTGCCATCACTATCGACAACCTCATATTTAATACTTCGAGCCAACTCACCATTTCCATACTTAACGCTGGATTGAAGTTCTTTGACTGCATAGCCCTCTGCTTTCTCAACAACATCAAAAGTAGCATCCCAGATGGCATCGTGAACCACACTGGGCATTTTTTTGAGCTGAGCTTTCAGCTTATCACTGCCACGCCATTCAACTTCAGCCATCCTATTCGCCTCGTTTACGTTGCTCTAAAGTGATATTTTTATGGGTGCTGAATGTTTGTATCGAATTGATAACGTAATCTGGCTCGCTATCTTTAGTAACATTGACACAAACACCCCAATTTTCTTGTTGACCTTCATTGATCTGATTACCTTGATACTTACCAGATTTAATGTACTTAAGGTCTTTGCCCCAGATTTGCGCATTCACTGAACCGCCAGCAGCTTGAATGTTCATCCTCACTGCAATTGGATTGCTCCATCCCGCCGTAATGACATTACCTTCATCATCGTGACCTGATTGTTGTTGTCGTAAATAAACAGTTGTCAGGTCTGTTGGTCTAGGGCGCATTAGAATCGCCTCGTTTTCGCGACTCGGTAAGGTGCTAGCGCGGTTTTAATTATGTTAGGTAGTCCCAGTTCAAACGATTGAGAAACGCCGCCTTCTGACCGCGATGCTTCGCCTTCTGTTCCTTGCTCGTTGTACATGATAATGGCAAGCCGTTTTGCCTGAATTAGAATCGGTGTCGAGAGTGAAGACCGGGTATAATCCAAGCACGTTTGAACAGCATCATCAAAGATGTCATCAACCACCGCAGCATCCGGCGTGTCTTTCTTAACACCTAATCGCGTATATAGTCTTGTCAATTGTCCCGCCTTATCTGGTGGGCTTGGTTTAGCCATACGATCATCCTCTATTCTTCGTCGTCTGTTTCTAACTGAGCATTATCGGCAGTTTTCTCGTCCTTCTGCTTATCAAGACAAACAAAAAGCTCATCGTTGAACGCGTCTTGCGTAATGCTGAGCTCATCACCTTTTTTATACCGAGTATCTTTATACCGAATTGGGTAATCTTTAACGCGAACCTTCATTATCAATCACCTCTAGGCTAAAACCTGAGCTTGAAATACCTCATCCGCCGCGGCAAACGCTGGAAGCGCAACTGCTGAGGCTTTTTCCCAAGTCCCAATTGGATCATTAGTTTCGGTATAAATCATATCGTAAACATTACCCACAGCGTTAATTTGCGCTGGGCCACTGAATTGTGCTAACTCTTCTGGAGTTGGTCCAAACACTTTATTACCAATCGGGTCATCGTTCATTAAGACAAGTCGATTTTCTGGGAAGTAACGACTCTTGGTAATCTTGCCATCTTTTCCGACTTGGGTATATTTTTGATCATAAGTCCGAAAAATTGGTAAACCTTGTGCCTGCATGAAGGTGTCAAAGTCGGCTTGTCCAAGTGCCCGAGTAGAGTTACCATACACGGCTTGTAGAACTTTGGTATTAGTCGTAATCAATCGATAAATCTTCCGACTAGTTAGCGCCCGGGTTGGTGTAATATCCATCTTATCGCACCAGCGCGTAATATCACCAAGGATATCCGCGTCGCCGTTATCCCATGTAGCAGCTCCAGTCAAAGCTTCCTGATGTTCAGTCGGAACTTGATAATCAAGTTGGACAGCAAGTTTACCACTTTCATCTGGCAAAATAGTCTTACCTGTTGCTAAAACGTCCATAGCGGTCTTTTCAATTCGTGCTAAAACGCCTTGATTGAGCACATCAAAGTCGTTATAAACGTGTTGTTGCAAGTAGCTAGCTTCTGCAGGCGTCCGCGGATTGAGCATCGCATACAAATCTTTTTCTTTAATCTGCATCTTGCGCTTAATCAAAGCCAGTTCGATGGCAGCGCCCGAGGCAGACCGACTGCCAATTTCGGCTTCACTATCAAAAGCCGCATAGGATGCAATCACTGGAATTCGATTTTGACGTTTCAAGATATCAACAGTTAGTGAGTTGACTTTGATTGCTGGGAATAGTTCATCACCTTGCATCGCTGGATACTGCCGATTCAATGAAAAATCGATTAAATCATGTTGCGTGAATAAATCTGAAATTTGAGCCATTTGTTTTCTCCTCCTTTAATTAGGCTTGTGATTTGGCGGCGGCGTCCGTATCAGTGAAAGTAATCTTCTTTAATGCCGTGATAGCCTCAGCTGTTGGCGCCACTGGTAATCGTTGGCCAAATAAATAGCCTTCAACAATCACGCCAACCATTTGAGGGCCACGTGTAACGTCCACTTCGTTAATCGTGATTCCTTCCGCCTTAGCGTCATTAGTTGGATAAATCGTGCCGGCTGGAATAACTTTATGTCCAAAAGCATCCGTCTTCACCTCGTAACTGGTGTCATCAACCTGCCGTGAGAATGATACGAACTTTTCAGATGCCATGAAATTCTTTTGTTCTACTGTTCCTTTATCAAATACATAAGCCATAATCTAGTACCTCCCTATTTTGTCGCCCATAAACTGGACTTTGCTGGCTTTTGCGAGTTATTTAATTTTTCAGCTGCTGTTGCACCTTCAGATTTATTTGCGGATGTATTAGCACCCGGCAATGTGGTCCCACTGCTTGCGATTCGCTTATCGATTGCTTGCTGTAAACTCTCTGTAAATGCCTTGCTGATTGCAGTGTAAGCCGCTTCAATGCCTTTATCATCTACTAAAACATCATCACCAAAAGCCGCAATCAGTGCTGTCGGCAAATCGTCTGCACCCAGTCGAGCCGTCACTTTGGCTTTATTTTCAACAATAGTTCCATGACGCTGTGATTCAGCAAGTTGCTTGGTTAATTGGTCTTTATCATAGTTGGCCTTTTCCAGGTCAGTCATCTTGTCGTAATCTTTTTGCTGCTGAGCTTCACTAGCCTGTTTTTCATCATGTGTTTTAATTGCCGAAGCAATCAGCTTATCAACACTTGATTGCCAGTCCTTTTCACTAGCAAACGATTTAAACGGCGTATCTGCCTGATTGTCTTGGTCAGAGTCGTCATTGTTGCTATTTTGATTGGCGTCGGTTGTGTTAGGCGTGCTATCAGCCGTCTGATTGCCACCTTCATCCCCGCCAGTTCCATTATCACCGTCAGCAAACATCTGTAAATTCATCTTTAGTTTGAGTAGCTTTTTCATAATTAAATTCCTCCACGCCCACGCATTTCCGATAACTCAGGCCACAAAAAAAGCACCCCGTGCATTACTCTAAGAGCCCCACACATTGTGCTAAATTGACCGTGGCGTCATTATCAGGCCCACGCATGCTATTTAGTTTGAGTAGTTTAATGACATGCTCAGGTCAAATTAAAAACCTCACAGATCTTTATCCGAATGATAACTAGTAGCTCTTTGCTTAAACACACTAACCCCATAATCACCATGCTTCATCACTAAAGCTCTTTTCCAGTCAGCATATATAGCATCAGGCTTTAATTTAATTAGCTTACCATCAACTGGATCGTTAGCTGTGCGTGGTAACATGTACTTACTGTCAGCGCGATAGAGGATAGCTACAGTCCTGCAATTAGGATGTAACGGTGGGTAATTAACGCCCACGCTAGCCTGATCAACTTCATAGACATTACCATCAATATCCCGACAAATTGTTGACGTACGCATATCAAGTACCGCAACCAATTGATATTGCTTAACACCTCGTCGTTTCCACTCGTCAAGCTTTACTTTGTTATGGAAGTAGTTGGCCTCCGTCCGAATTAATCGACGTGTATTAAAAGCGTTGGTACCAAACTCTTTCATTAGCGCTTGTCTCATATCACGCTCACGCATGCCACTCATTTGTTGTGCCGTGAATAGCTCGCTCAGACGCTCTGCTAACTTATCAGTATTATGCCAAATCCGTTGAGAATAGTTCTTGCCTTCAAACGGTGTATCAAGTGCAGCTTTAACATATTTTCCAGACACCTCTTTAAAGCGATCTAAGCTTTCGTCTGACTGAGTTGGGACTTCCACTATCTTACCCGTTTCAGGATTATAAATAGTTCTAGTGCTATTCTGTGGCTTGCTAGGTGTACTTGGTAACACAACGTCCCTATCAAAGCCGCCTATAATACTCTCGTTAGTTGCCTGATCAAGTGCTTCTTGAATTACCTTGGTATAAAGGTCCGTGGACTTCTCAATCTCAACAGATGCCGCTTGTTTCACCGCAATGTAGCTCTTAGCCTTGAGCTCTTCCAATCTGGTAATACGGCCCTTAGCTGCCATCTGTGATAAGTAGTTAGTCACTTGCTTCTTTGACTCCTTATCACTGACATTATCAGCCAGGGCCCGTAACGTTACTAACTCAGTCGGACTAACATTGGTGTTTAGAATCTGTTGTGCCTCGGCCTCCGTCGCTTTACCGTCCGTAAAATATCGTTTGTATATCTGTGATACCTCGCCAGTCAAATAGTTCTGAGCACGCATGTACGCCCTTGCAATGATAGTCGCTTGTTTGGTTGCAGCATCATGTGATTTCTGTTCGCTCTGAACGGCTCGCAGTTGCCAGTAACTTAACTTGCGTTTGTCATCCGCCACTCCTACACCTCCGAGCTTATAAAATCAAATACAGCAAAATTAAAATGCCTGTAATTGGCTTCCATCCAAGCGAAACTAATCCAAGCATTTTAATTATCACGATCACAAATACACCAATCGTTTTAATGATTTTATTCAATTCTGAGTTAATTGCCCTTCACCACCACTTGCAAATTCTGAGGATATTGTGCTGAAATATCTTGTAGTCCGTGTAATAAGGTCTCACACAGAACTTTGTTATCAGCACTGGGCTCAATCAATCCAATAAACAAGCCACCATTTTCTTTAATAGTGGCGTTAGATAGCTCATTAGTGATGGCTTGGCCAAGCACCGAAACAGCAGCACAAACTAGGTCATGGCCCTTAATAGCACTATTTGCGTGGCCCGTTATCTGATAACTCACTACCTGCTTTTTGTTTAACTGAAACGTTGCCAGAATCATCCGCAGTTACCTCCTCGTTATCTGTGGCGGGCTCGCCGCCCATAGCTTTCTGCTGTAGCTTGAGTGCTTTCTCCTTTTCCTGATCCAACATCTTAATTAGCTCTTGTGGGTCATTGGCCCCAGGCAACCACCCGAGTGATACCAATTGCGGGATGACACCTTCAGCATTCTTGATATTGCTAATGACATTTGCCATATTGACAGGAATATCAGGAACTATATTAATATTTGCCCCAGAAGCGTCTACCGACTGGCCTTTAAACGTCATAATATTCTGCATTAAGCGTAGTCTCTGCCGAATACCCCGCGTTAAGTATCGCTGCTTAGTCGCTAACAATTGGAGTAAGCCGAACAGCTTGTATTTCATAGCTTCACCGCTAATCGTCCCAGCAAAGTTTTCGTCATTCATGTTAGGGACGTAAGACGTTTGATGAATGTCATCCTTAATCGACTTAACAAGTACTTGTAGCTGTGATTCGTCAAAGCTCTTGGTCAACCATTCAACACTAGCACCCTGGTCGCCCTTACCAGGCGCTTCTAAGATGCCATCCTTCAAGTTAGCTCCTTCACCGTCCTCGCCCTCATCTAGCGTAAAGCCATAGACTACCAGCAAGGCATCCACGAAGTTCTTTTTATCGGTGATACGGTCTGACTGTAATTCGTTATAGGCGTTGATTAGGCTAATCGTTTGCTCAAAATCACCTTGGCGTTCTTCGTTATTACGATACCCAATCAGCGGGACGCCACTAAAATAGTGTTGAACGGCCTTAGGTTTGCTAACTAAATTAGCATCTGATAACACTCGTCCCGTCTTGGTTCGATACTGAATAATCCAGTGGGCCGTATAGATAGTGATTAGATAACCATCAGCATTACCACGTAGGTCTTTCTTTTCCACGTAGTAAATACCAAACAGTGGATTTTTATCCAGCGTGTCATCCGTTACCAACACGCAGCCACGTGGGTCAATCTTTTCAATGGCTAATTCGGTAGTTGCGTCTGATACCTTCTTGATGTAAAGCAGCTCATACGCACACCCAAACACACTTAGATCTTTCTCCATCTCCGTATTATGTGAATCAATGTCCATCTGGTCTTGAGCGTCCGTAATGGCTTTAATATCCTTACCATTCGCCGGTGAAATGGATACCGGATTACCCGTTGTAAAGCCAGTAATCATGTCAGTAATGTATTTAGCGTGGTTCGTCATGACCTTTTCATCTGCACGATCCAACTTAGCCGCCATCTCAAGATTACGGCTTAAGATGTGCTGATTGCCCTCATAGTAATGTTCCAGCATGTCATAACGGCCAATACGTTCTCGTTGTTGGTCAATAGCATAGTTAATCACTTCGAAGCTAGGATTTTCAATGTTCCCCGCTAACTCACGGTCAATCGCAACATTGGACCCGCGCTTCTTGTTCAAATCATATTGCATCCGCTCACCTCCTATCCTCTTAATCCCTTTGGCTTCTTAATTGTCCGCGCCTTGAGCCGTTCGTGTGTGTTATAGATGGCATACCGTAACGCGTCCATTACGTCATCGTTAAGCTTGACGGGTAAGCCCGTAGTCTCATCCCAGACATACTGATAGATTTCATCTAAGAACGCATCAATCGCTTCTTTGATAACAAAAAAGTGACCTCGCTTCATGCACTTAGCCACCGACTCGATTCCTGATAAAATCGATTTTTTAGCATTGAACGCCTTGAGCCCTTCACGTTGAAAGCGTGCAACGTGTTCGGGCCTCGCACTATCAGCCCAAAACTTAACATTTCGGCCGTAGCGACGCTGAATATCTTTCGCAATCTCTACCCAGTAATCAATCTCTTCAAACTGACGTGTATGTTCTTCAATCAAATAGGTATTGCCAGCTCGATCATCAGCCATAACTACGATTGTTCCTTTATGTTCATAGCCCCAGTCGACTCCCACATAGTAAGTTAAGTTGTCCGGTAACTTCGAACGTGGAATAACCATTGTATCTTTGTTGAAATCACGATAGACCATGCCTTCGCCAGATACCCATAGTCCTAAAATACTGCGATCATAATACATACCGGTTGGTGTACCAGCTTTCTTGCGTTTAACGTACTCACTCGGTAAAAACTTATTATCATCAATCGTAAAATGATAACTAATGATGCCCGCATTAGGATCATCGTTATCGATATAATCCTTTTTCAAGTAATGTGTTGGCACATCTGGGTTGGTATCACAGACAATCCGTGAGTTAGGTGCTGAACATCTATCTAGGATTTCATTGAACACCGTCTCGTTAGCTAGCGAAGCTTCATTAATGTACGCGCCAAAAGAAGTCATACCACGAATCGCACCTAATCCAGCAATTGAACCAGTAAACGTCTGTACGACTTTGACGCCAAATAGTTTGAATGAACCATGCTTGTCAAATTGAAAGTCGATACCATACTTGTTTGTTAACTCCTGAAGCACGTTGTTTTGTAGTGATTTGCTTGAATATCCGGCCAAGATATACATTGGTTCGTCTACTTCTAACTTATCTGCTAGCTTACGAATACGGCGCAACTCCATCAAGAAAACATCGTTATCAATAACAGTCTTACCTGAACGCACCGCACCATAATTTATCAGCAAGCGCCAATCATTACGCCACAATACAGTCCGTAAAACTTCAAGTTGTTTTGGCGTATATAAATCACTTATCATGTTTAGGTTCTCCTTCTACCACAGTATCAATTTTATCTAGTAATCTTGACACCTTGGTTTCAGTATCGTCACCTTTATCAATTAAGATATGTGCCTTAGCCTCTGCAATATCCGCTTCAGCTTTAAGCTTGCGGATTTTCTGTTCGTTGGCATTACCATCGTCAGCACCAATCAACTTAGACAAGCTATCCAATGCCTTTTGCTTATCGTACAACTTGACCACCAAGCCATCCTTACCGCGATGAATATCCTGCACCAGTGACCAATCAATCTGATTACTCGGTTTCAAGTATATATCAGCAACGTGTTTTTTGACTGGGTTATCATCAGTATCAAGGAACACGTTGCCATCGGTGTCTGTCACTAATTCTTCGTGTACCTTGTAATCTAGTACATCACCAAGGCTAGCAAACGCCTGCTTAGCGTACTCGTGAGTGATGTTATCAATCGTTATTAGTAGCTCGGAACGCTGCTGCTGCTTCAGCTCCGCAAGTTGATTCTTAACCTCAACATTTCTCAACAGTCTACTTCCTGAACGCATGGCAGTATCATAATCACATTTATAAGCTTTCATGTAAGCCCATGTTGCATTAAAACGTTGCAAATAAAAGAGGCAGAACAGTTTCTGCTTATCTGTAAGCTTACTATTTGCCTCTAGTTCATCGATTATTTTAGGTGCACCCTTTTTGGCTTTTGTGTGCACCATTTTTGACTTAGTGGGTGCATTCTTTTTAGCACTGCCACGTTGCCAGCCATAACGGCCCTTCCACGACTTGACAGTATTTAAGCTAACATCATACTTAGTAGCAATGTCCTTGTACTTCATACCAGCCATATAGTCTTGTTCAGCCTGCTCATACTTTTCTGTCATTACATACCACCACACCTCCGTTAATTGGAATTAGTCATCGTTATTCGACCACGACCCAGTCATCAGCTAGCATATCAGTTTGACTAGCTAACCATGGAACTCGATCCATAGGTGCATTCGGATTGTTCGTGCGTAGCCCAGTCGTGTCAATATAAATGAAATCGTGAGTCATAACCTCATTAAAACGATTATTGGGAGTGTTCAAAGGTTCTCCCTTTTTCAATTTAATGAAGATGCCTTTGCCGTTCCAACCCTTACGTGCAACACGCTTACCCAATTTCAACGCCTTAATTGCTTCACCAAAATTCATAATTGCTTCCTCCTTATTTTTATCCAAACTAAAAGCGCCATGCTGTTTAGCACGACGCTTTCTATTCTTGCACCACTTGTCCAGCCGGGCATCAGCCTGCACCCATTCAGGTGACTCGTACCCGTATTTACTTCTTATCATTTTCGCCATGAGGCACCTCGTCATCGATCAGCTTAGCTAGCCGTCTCAACTCATCAAAGCTAATTGACATTGCTACACTGTCTCCACCAACATCATCGGTAGCCAATAAGAAACCACTTGATGGATTAATTGCCAGGCTTAGTTCCTCACCAAAACCATCTTGATAATTAAAGCTTTTTTGCATTGTGCTACCTCCTAATCGTATGTACTAAAAAAGCCTGACGACAGCCAGGCTTATGTATTGTTGTCTCATAAGATGGCGATCCCGTTATTCAACAATACAATTTAATATCATACTATATTTAGTATTATTTGAGTTGCAATACACACTATTTACTTTACTAAAAAGAGCCCAACTAAATGTCGGGCTCCTAAACACAGTTGCTATCAGAAAAACGATTATAGTTTTTGCAACCATGTTTGATTATGTTACCACAGCGCACATGTTTCCGCATGTAATTTGGTGGCCAGATTAATTGCGCCAATTATGTGATTCATAGTACTATCAAATAGATGTATACTTATTTCATCTTTAACGAAAGGAGAGAGAAATATGTCATATGAAATAGTGAAAGTTCATACGGACAATAGTTTTGACACCGACGAATCTGATATTAAAAAGGTTCAACTATCAGATGGGAGTGAAGAAACCGTTGCGCAAGTGGTCACTTTTATTGATCAAAGCCTTGAATATTATTTCACTTCACGTGAAGGCAATAAAACCGAAGTTGAAACAGTGCATCCCACTTACCGTGATCCATATATAAGAACTAAAGCAAACCAAACGACTTATGACAATCTACTCAGTTTGCCTAGATTCTAGTTTAAAGAACTCTCACTTTAAGGTGGGGGTTTTTGTTTTAACATTGAAATCATAGTGAGCTAATGTCTGACCATCAGCCAAATTTTCATTTGATCTGTTAATTGATACCAAATGACCATGTAAAACCTCATTTACTAGTTGTTCAATAATTTTAAACATAACCGATTCCTCCTTAATTTTAATTTAACAATATCGCCGGTAGGCCTCGAACCTACATCCCATTGTGGCTTACCAATTAGCCCACAGCGATACTCGCATTTAACGGCCGACGTCAAACACGAAGACTATACCAGCGGCAGAGAGGAGCGCATCACCCCTTATAAATCCGCTGGCAACGTAGCCTGCTGGACTCGAACCAGCGACAATCTGATTAACAGTCAGGCGCTCTACCAACTGAGCTAAGGCCACAATAATAATCAATTAGAGCTATCAGAAAAACGTTTATTTGTCGCCCTAACCAATTATCGATAATACTAATTTACCACCAATTTATTGCTATGAAGTCCGGCTTGAGTTCGGAAAAAGTTCGGTTAAAGTCCGGTCTGAGTCCGGTTTTGATAAATATTCAGGTCTTCTAGGTAATAGCTCTGTGCGAACTGCAGCATCGCCAATGGCTTCCAGCGGTCAAAATACTGAGTCTTGCTGTAACCAATATCCATGTAGCACATCGTGTCACTGTAACCTTGCAAATATAGCCGATCTAATATCTCCTGGCACTCATGATCACAGCGAGCCATGGCCTGAATAGTCTGTCGGACAATCTGTTCTGCATACAGGCGGCGTGTAATCCGATCCTCGGCCGAATTACCAGCTGGGGCCGACTTAGGCATGCCATCCATGCTAGGCGATTTTAGATCAGCGACCGAATGGCCGGACGCTCGAACTGCTTGCGGTAACTTCTTATCCAAGAACCGCCGCACCTGTTTAATTGTTTTCTCTTGGTCAATTGGTGGAAAAATTTCATCTGAAATAACTTGCTGTTCGCCCATCATGCGCCCCTCCGCTTTCGTATGCTATAATTAACTTATTCGGAATTAGTTGTAGCGCGGTCAGCGATGGCAGCGCTTTTTTATGTTATACTTACAACGGTCATTCGAGTGGTCCCGTGACTGGTCGCCTTAACGGGCGGCTTTTTGTTTGCTTCGGCGTGTTCCTTCATGCGCCGGTGCTTCCGTTTAATCGTTGAACGCTTCTTAGTGTGTTTAGGCATCTTCGTCCTCTGTGATTTCATCTATTTCTACTCTAGGATTTCGTTTATCAACGGCAAATTCGTCCTGAAATCCCGTGATATGCTTTCGATTGTCGTTGCCTAAAAGCCCAGCCTTCATAAAGCCGTCAAGCACAAACTTTTTAGCAAACGCGATATTATCCGCATCTTTTCGGTTGTTTTTCGTGTACCACGTAAATTTAAGCTTACAAGGCCAGCTGAATTCGACTCCAGAATTCCGACTTGCTCGCGCATATACACTACATAAGGCCGTGTACCTCTTCTTTAGGTTAGCTGCCGCATACCGATTGGCCCGTTCAGCCTTGATGTACTCATTTAGGCTAGGCAACTCGCCCTTGATCACGACTTTGTTCATGCTTTCGGCACTCGGCTAATGTAATAGCCATTAACGACCCCGTTAGACATACTGGCCTGTCTAATCGAAAACTCTGGGGCGTCAATCATCTCGCATAATCGTGCTAGGGTTTGATAGGCGATTACCTCGTCAGGATTGTTACGCTTTTCAGCACGCCAGTAACCGTTACTCAGTGGCAGGCTATATTTGTGGACCAACTGGCGAACACGTTCGTAGCTAATCGCTGTTTGATCAGCTAATTTCCGGACCGTCTGATTGCCCTGCCGATAAGCCTGTCTAATGGCTTGGATTTCTTTACGTTCGATTTGTTTATCGTCAACCTGCATACTGGCTAGGTAGGTCGCATCATCCCATGGCTTAGTTCCAGGCTTCACAAGTCTAACTGGAAACGGCCATTCACCAGATTTGTAGTTATGTTGCGCGAGCTTAAGCATTTCCGGTTCCGGCCCCATTGCTAACGGTTGATCAATGTCCGGTCTGTCAGCGTTAATTACTAGCACCTGTGTTTCAGTCATGCGCTCACCTCTTTTACTTGTCATAGGCTAACTTCCTTTCAAGCTCTTGTTCGTAATGAGCGTGTATATCATTCATGCAGTTAGGGCACGGCTGTACAACCCAGACACCTTTCATAATTTCAACATGCACAATCTTTGTTCCGTTGCATTCACACATTAGAACGATACCTCCCTTTTGTCTGGGGTCGCCGCCGTAAAGCTGATGACGTGCCCATTGATGCCACGATATAGACGCGAAATGATTTTTGGATTATAAACGCTAGCCAAGTCGGCACTGCCTAAGTTGGTCGTGATAATGGTTCGCTGGCGGTTGTTCACGATGCCAAACAACACATTTTGCACGTAATCGCTAGCTTCCTTTCGATTCTTGCTTTGATGGCTTTGAAATGTTGCCTCTGAGCCTAGGTCGTCAAGTACAAGCAAATCGGCATCACTTAGTAGCTGAACCATGTTCTGCTCGTTATATCGACTGTCGGGATGGCCGAAACTGCTTTTGATTAACCGGAACAATTCATTTACGCTAACGAATAGACAGGCCATAGATTTATCTGCGTGATCATTCACCGCTTTAGCAATTGATAAGGCCAAATGTGACTTACCGCGCCCCGGCAGACCCGTCAATATTGTGTTGTACGTAGTTTTCGGGTTTAAATACTCGCCAGCAATCTTCCGTGCCATCTTTAGGTTATTCGCTGACTCCGAACTGTTCGGGCGGAAATTATCAAAGTTGGCATCCATCAGGGTTGGATCATCGAATATCGAGTCCATAGCTAGCACGTCAGAGGTTCGGCGCTTATGCCAGTAGTCATTAGCATGATCAATAATCTTGTGGTTTTGCTGTTCAATCGCTTCTTTGGCACATACCATGCAAAATGGCTGGTGTCCCTGCATGTAAACCATATTCACCCCATGCCGTGGGCAAACTTGGTCACTAGTCTTTAACCGTTGTAGCTCAGGAAAGCTAATCCCTCGCGCACTCTTAGAAGTCGTTTCTGACATAGGTTTGCGCCTCCTTCGATGTCTGGTTGCTACCATCCGCTGCTGGTTGAGTAGGCGGCGTCATATCGTACTCATCCATCCAGCCACGGCCACCGAGCCAATTATCTAAACTTTTGGTATAGTACTCACCCGTGCCATGTAGCTTTAAGTAAGCCTTATACTCGTTAATCTTGGCAACAATGGTCTCTAAGCTAACTCCCTCAACTTTGGCCGCATAATACGCGTTATAAGCCTTTTGAAAGTCACGCTTTTTTGGATAGATTGACCAAACCTGTTCGGTAAACTCTTGCTGGATGCGGTCACGAGGATCACGCGGTTTGGTTTTATTTTTTTTGTTATTATTTGATTTACTTTTATTTACTTTACTTTCATTTACTTTACTTTGTGGATTAATGTCGACATTAACTACACTTGTATCTTTATTAATGTCAACATTAATCCAATACTTAGTTGGTTTCTGTGATTTTCGACGTTTAGTAGCATCTTCATAGGTCTCTTGGATACGCTGGCTCGTTAATACCTTAGCCGAATTGAACAGTTCCTCGCTAAAGGTTCCATAAGCAATCAAGCGGTTAACGATTTGATTAGCTAATTCAGGTGATACGCCTTCAATTCGATTAGCTAACTGCATCTGTTTCAATTTATTCCACTGCAAGTAGTATCCGTTTTGGTACACCGCAGACAGCAGGTAAATCATAAACAGAACACCCTTCGGTCCAAACTCGCCCATAATGGCTTCTGTCTTGTCGTTTACAGCAAAATCAACGTCTAATGGGAAGTAATCCAATCCCTCTTTTACTGGACGGGCCATCTCGCACCTCCTGTCCTTATTAATGGGCCTTTCACCCATTCGGTGTATTCAGTCACTGCTGCATTCAAGCCAATTCTGTTTCATCAATCCATGAGCAAGTCGTCTGCACTAACGACACTCTCTAACTTTTTGGTACTACGACAATAAGCACAATGCCCACATTTGGTAGGATCTGCTTCGCCTTTAATGACATCTTGAATATGCTGTTGAGAGTCCAATATCTGGTTCATAGCGTTAGTAAGTCGGTACTCCGGTAAATCAATAGCTTGCTTGTCTGGTGGATCCTGTTTGCTTACCGCAACAATATATGGCTTACAATTAACGCCGAATTGCTGCTTAATCAACTCTTGATAGACTGCCATCTGAAGTGGGTAGTTATACGCATATACAAACGGTTCCCGTTCGCGGCTTTCTTCATTCCAATAACCCTTATAAATATCAGCGGTCGTCTTTAGATCCACGAAGTAACCTTGTTTCAAATTTAGGCAATCAATCTTGCCCTTCCAGGGATAACCACCGATTTCACCAGTTACAATCACTTCTTTATCGCCTTGATAAAGAAGATTAAAATCATGATCGTCAGATAAGGTTTCAATCATGGATTCAGCAATTTTGAAGTCCTTTTTGAGCTGGCCTTTGCTTAGGCCCCGGCTTGAAATTGCCTCTGGATGTTCATCAACGAACTTCGTATGAGCTTCCTCGCTTTCGAAGTAGCTGTGAAGCCAATTTCCAACGACTAGCGCCTTTGAGTCCATACATGGTTCCCATTTACCCTGCAACTCGGCTAACGCTTCAGCCTCACAGGCTAAAAACTTCTTGAACCATGTTGCTGACATAAATGATTGATCTGTCCAGCGATCGTAATAGTTAGCCGGCGTCAAGGTCTCCGAGGTTGTCGAAGAGGTTTTGCTGGTTGGCCCCGTCTTTGGCAGGTTCTTGATCATTGCTTGGTGCCTCCTTTACAGCTGTTTTAACGGGTTCTTTGACTGGTTCGGTAGACTCTACCTTCTCGGCTTTATTCTCTGCTACGTCAGCCACCAATGACCTTTTAGCCGGTGTTACGTCCTTCGGATTATCATTTTCGTACTCGGAACTCGTCGTGTCGTTAACTGCTTGCACGAACAAATCGTTGTCTGAGCTTGAATTAATGTAGAACTTCGCAGCTCGATTGATGACTGTACGTTTCGCCATCTCTTCTGGGAACTCGTTTTGAACCTTCTTCGTCTTAGCGTGGCTCCAACTGGTGTCGATGTCTTTTTTAGTCATAACAGTGTAGGTCCGGTTGCCATTCAGATCTTCGACCCATGCGAATGCTCCGATAATTGGCTTGTCTAAGTTCTCAAAGCTTGGCTCGAACTCCTTAACCACCAGCACCCCATTTTCACCACCAATCTTGAACGTATCGTCTTTGTGGACAACCTGTGCCTGAATATCTTTCACATTTGAAAGACGCTTTACAACGCTAATTGAGCCGAAATAGGAGCGCTGCATGACTAACTGGTTGCCATAAGGAATGAAATAGCATTGGTTTTTAGCTGGGCTCAATCCTTGAATTGCCATGTTCATCAACGCCTTGATAACTGATCCTTGGTCACACTTATCAAGTAATGGTTGGCCCTTAGACGTATCACTCAAAATCAAGTAAGCACTGTTTAATGCATTCCCTACTGAATAATCAGGTGGTAATGACAAGCCTTCATTATTCTTCATATCCTCAATATTGTTATTAACCATCGTAACTAACTCATTACTCATGCTTCTTCCTCCTCTGATACCCAGTGATAGCCCAGACGTGTCATCATCGTGTCCGTGTCGATGTGTACCAGTAGCTCGTCCCATAGACGGGACTGACCAAACACATCAATCAACCATTGCCAATTAGGTTCCTCACCTTGATCTGGATACAACACACTTACGTCAGTCGAACCGAAAGTGACGATACAAATGGCACTTAACATATCGGCCTGCATATCAGTCGCCCACTGCTTAAAGTCATTGTTATCGATGTAATCTTGAAACAACTGTGCCTTGTCGAACTCGTCACCATCGTAGCAATAGTTATCTGCGTCAAGTACCCAGTCACGTGAGTCGTTACGTTGCTGCCAATGCTCGTTTAAATCTGCTTGTGCTGGCATCATTTCGCCCACCTCCGTACTAAACGTTGTCTTAGCGACTGTTTCGGAGTACAATAGAACTCGAAAATGAATTTATTAAGCGTCTTAGCTGCACGGGTACTACCAATACTCGAGCAGCTTTTTTCGTACTCAAATTTAGGCTTTAGCGATACATATTGCGCAATGGACGCTTGCAATCCTTCCAGATTATTGATAATGATTGGTACTGGGTGATAGTCCACCGTGTAGTCTGGCAGATTAATTACTTCATTCGCCATTATTCAAGCCCCCGTAATTCGTTCAATTCTGTTTCACTCTTATCCAACATCTTGTACAACTTGGTCAGAGATTCGCCATCACTGATCCAAACACTGTTGATAACATGCTTTAGAAACTTGATGTGATTTTTCACGATTTCTTCCATATATCATTTCCTCCTAAATTCCAAACCAACTAGCAACCTCATGACGCTTGAACCACAATGCAGTTAACGCGCAGCCTACTAATGCTCCTTCGATCATTGTGATACCTCCTTACGCTCGTATTTGGTTGTCAGACATCCAATTCTCTAAAGCTTTTTGTGAAAATGAATCTTGTGTCCCCTTCTTGAAATGTGGAAATCCAGGCTGATAGTAATAAAAATCTTTTAATGTATCCACACTGCATCCAAGCATACTAGCAGCTTGCTGTCGGTTTAATCCCTGATCCGGTGTGTAATACTTCTTCACCAGCACTTCCAGTTGTGGCATGATTCTATCGGCTACCGCAACAGCTACAGCATTAATAAACTCAGTATCGTCATTTTGCATTGAGATCATCATCTCTATCACTCCTTCCTATGTTTAACGACTCCATCTTTGAACCATTTCTTCATTCGCTGTTTAAGCTGGTCCTGCATCGATAAATCAAAACCACGACATACATATGCGATTAGGTTTAGCAAGTAAAGCACTGCATCAAAACACTCAGCGACTAGCTTCTTAGGATCATCAAAGTCATTTGGCTTCAAATCTTCTTTAGGTATCGTTAGTTCATCAAGTGAATCCTGAATAGCCGCTAGTGCTTGGCTTAATTCTGGCATCGTTTTAACAGCCATTGCTAATGGCTCCTTCATAATTCGGTCGCCATCAATTACCGGTGTCGTAACACCAACAAATCGATGTGCCAGTTCAATTGCAAAGAACTGATTTTGGTTGGGCAATGCTGCTAAGAATGCAGGAACTGATTCGATCTGAATCCGTGCTTGATCATGCCTTTGTTTGTAAATTAACGTTACCGAGTAGCCTACCTTGCCGCTCAAATTAATAGGCGTTACGCTGTTATGATTAATAGCATCAGTAAGCATACTGCCTGCAAATACTGAGCTAGACTGTGTTGACATTCCATCACCACCTTTCAGTTTTATGAGTTTAACCTGAATCAAAAAAGCCGGATAATATAATTAAGAATTAATCATTTCATAGAACTCGTTTCGGTCCCCATCGTGAATCATAGCTATCAGCTCTTGAAGATCGTCTTCCGACATCCAAAACGTCTTAACATTGATTAAATTAGGTGAGACCGCCGGGAGAAGTTCGATGATTGAATCGACAAGTTCACGTTTACGATTTTTAATTGCTTGCATGTTGTTTCCTCCGTTCCTTGAAAAATTAATAGTTTGGTTCGCCCCTTATGCGATAATTGACATAAGGGGGTGAAAATATGAATGATGTATCCGAATTTTTAACTAACCAATACGAGAAAAATAAAGCCAATAATCATTCTTCTCGTCTTGTCGTTCCAATTGGTTTCGACAAGCTTCATCCAAATTGGCGTTTTCAAGTTGGAACTTGGGCTCGTCAAAACGGATTGTCGTTAACACCTGATGGAACCTACTACGATGGTTATAACTTTCGAGTAAGTTAGTATTAACTTGAAGAATAATTTCGGTGCTGTTATTTGTCGGAATTATTCTTTTTAATTTCCACATCAGTTAATAGTTCTTTGATAACCATTGGATCAGCATCAGCGTAAATGGTTAACTTAGGATTCTCCCCGGCTCTCATATTCAAGTTAAGTTCAGTGACTTTCATATCGTTGCCGATGTCCGTTAAAGATATATCATTCAGTTTTACGTCATAACCGATTGGAACATTTTGAATTTTGTTATGATTATCGCCTGTTCGTGTAATACTTAGTTTCATTTTGCCGCCTCCTTTCACTGCCTCCCTGCGATATAATGATTGCAAGGAGGTGATAATTATGGCAATTCAACACGAAATTACCCGAGATTTGGTAATAGAATTAATGCGTCAAAATAAAGTTTCAAATGTGAATACTCTTACTGCGCTTTATAAAGAAGTTTATAACGTAGTAGAAGCTTCCACAGATTCACATAAAGCTGCTTATGGCTTTAAAGACGAGAAACATTAGTTTTTGATGCACTTAACAAGTTCTGAAATGGCCGCTACCATTTCGGGGCTTGTTTTTGCAACTGGCTTTTTTAACATTTCAATCACAAAATCACTAATCGCTATATCTAAATTCTTATCGGTCATTTTGCTGCCTCCTTTTTATGACTAATAGTCATATCGTTTCCACGCAAAAGATCATCAACAGTTACGTTTAACGCGTCCGACAATTTTAGAATAGTATCAGTAGAACCCTTTCGTCTGCCATTTTCCATTGATTGGACCATTGCTACAGAAACTTTTGCATGTCTTGCTAACTCTTCTTGGGTTAAATTCATTGCTTCTCTATAATATTTAAGTTTCAAAATCATCGCCCCTTTCATGTACTAATAGTACTATGTCTATTTGTACAAGTCAAGTCTTTTTGTACAAATAAAATAAAAGGTCTGTCCTTTACTATCTGTACAAGCTAAAATACTAATTGTGGAGGTTATCATACATGACTATTGGCAAAAGAATAGCAAACCTAAGAAAACAAAAATCTTTAACCCAGCCCATGCTGGCTGACGCAATGAATGTTAGCCAAAGCACCATCGCAAGTTGGGAAAGTGATAGAAGATCCGTTAGCAACGATGACTTAATAAAGCTATCAGATTACTTTGGAGTAACAACCGACTACTTGCTTGGAAAGAACGGTACTCCAAAATGGGCCAACGAGAAAGACACTAAAGACTTACAAGATTTTTTAGATGCGAATGAAGGCTCAATGACCTATGGGGGTGAAGATCTTACTGAAGAAGAGAAACAACAAGTGCGTGTGGCTATGGCAACGATATTCTGGAAACGCCACAAGCATGATTAGGAGTTGTACTTATGGATAGAGTAAAAGATATCGTTAAAACTATTGTCAATCGTTATCACACAGCGGACCCGTTTGTAATTGCGGAAAAGCTTAACATACAAGTGGAATGGTGTGATTTTGGGGCAATGCCTCTGGGTAAAAATGCTTATGACAACCAAGAGCCTATCATACTACTCAATAATTCTATTAAACACACGCCTACACAGTATTTCATACTCGGTCACGAACTAGGACACGTTATATTCCATGAGGGGCTGATTGGGTACTACACTTCCGTTAAACATGGACATTCTAAGTTTGAACGTGAAGCTGATGAATTTTCAGTTGGATTGATGGGAATGTTGTTTATTGAGGAGAATGGCCATATTCCCTATTCATACAGAGAACTGTCCTATCAATACGGGGTACCATTCGACGGAGATTAGTATAAATTAATTTGGAGGAATTATGACAGCGATTATTAATACAGTATTTTTAATTTCATTCATAGCTTTTCTGTATTTTATTGGACGGGGAACTTTAAAATTTTTAACAAATAAAGATACCAAACATTCTTTTAAGTACGGACTATTATCACTGCTTGTATCTCTTGTGTTTATGGTAATCGGTATAATATTTGACCCTGCCATAAAAAGTTCTTCAGAGAGCAATAATTATAATTCGGTAAATAGCGACTCTACTACAAGTAAAAAATCACCAGACTCAACGTCTCAAAGCCATTCTTCTAAATCATCTCGTTCTAACAAGTATGATTTCAGCAAAGTTAAGCTTGGCATGACTAAATCACAGGTCACTGCTATCATGGGAAAGCCTACAGACGAGAACTCAAGCACGCTTATGTACGGATCTGATGACTTAGATTTTCAAAATGATAAATTATTTGATGGTTCTCCTGATGAAGTTCATAAAGCCGCTATAAAAAAAGAAAAGACCGAAGCTAACGAATCTAGCAAGAAAAGAGTAAACGAAGGCCAACTCAAATCATTTGCTAAGGTTTTTGGGCAAAAAGACGTCGAAACTTTACAAAAATACGTTGGCTCTGCATATTCGTCTATAGAAACTTCACAGGGAATGGCTTATGGGTGGAAAACTGATTACGGTATGCTTTATAGATTAGATGATAGTAAAACTGGTATCACTCACGTATATAAAGATGGTCTTGGAGACTCCGGTACACAACTGTATGTCGGTCAGACCATCAAACAAAAACAACGTAGAAATTATTATTACTATAACTAGGAGGAAGATATGTCTATTATTCTCACATGGTTAATAATTATTATCGCTATTATGTACTGGATTTTAAATAAGTTCGTTAAATTCATGACAGCGGGGCATCTAAAACTAAAGGATTTAATTCGTGCAGGCCTTTGGTCAATGATTGGAATTTTCATCTGGAAAAGGCTACACCCAAATGAAGATATACCGGACCGCTTTAACTCAGAAATTAATAAGTATAAGGAACTTCTCGCACAGCCACAGAAAAATCACGATAAAAATTAATATTGCAATAGACCAGATAGGAATTCAGTAAAAGCCAGGAGTCAAGATTGCTTGTGAATTTGAGAGTTTTTATTACCAGGGAATAAATTATATTGGAGAAAATACAAATGAAAAAAATGAGTATTGCCTTTGTAGCCATTATAGCTATAATTTTCACACTGGCTGGTTGTGGAAACAAAAAGCCTGATTATACTGCTTCAACAGCAGAATCAGCATTAAATGCTAATAAAGATATTGAGGGAAAAACCGTTCAATTCAAGGTCAATAAAGTTGTTCCAAATAGCGCATTTGGTTATAACCTTGAAACTGGCAAGCACTTGAATTTCGTAAGTTCTGAAAATCCCAAGGTGAATAAAGGTGAAACAGTTACGGTAAAAGTTAAGAAGGCTAGCTCATCTGTGGGTTCTTGGGTTATATCATACACAAATCTCAAAAAAGATTAACTGTAAATAATTGGCCCTTAGTTGGGCTTTCACGCGAGCGTAGTTCAACGGTAGAATGGTTCCTTTAATTCAAATATAGCCTACCTTCCAATGCAGGTTCGACTCCTGCCGCTCGCATAGAGATTCTTAACTCAATCAAACACAGGAGAATCACCAATGTTCAATTCTTTAACTTATTTTTTAAAAAGCATGTCCTCTATTAAGTGGAGCACTGAGCTATTATTTGTGGCAATTATATCAGCATTAGTTGCATATTTTCTCTATAAAAAGCTTCATCACTAAATTATTACAAACGTGGGTGTAGTTCAACGGCAGAACAGCAACTTCTTATGGGATACCCTTCCTTTATTTCTTATTGCCATGCGGGTTCAACTCCTGCCACTCACATTGACCAGTCAGGATGTCATTAAAAGCTAGGGGGTTAAAATTTAATCATCATGGGGATTTCTATTTGGGGAAATATTAATTTGGAGGAATTACAATGAAAAGAATTACTTTATTTAGTGTGGCAATCTTATCAGCATGCACAATCGGTGTAACAACACCTCTTAAAGCAAACGCAGAAGTCTACTACTCCACTTCTGTTTCGCAGCCAAGCGAAGGTGACACATGGTTCAGAAACGTCGGTGACGGGACAGATACATTAAATTACGAAAACGGTAAATGGGTACTTGCAATGAGCGACTCTATTCGTCGTAAAAATGCGTATCATCAATATGTAGTAGACGTTTACGAACCTAATGCTCAAGCAATATCAGAAGCACAAGCCAAACAAAATGCTTATATTGACAGTGCCATTGAGAATCCTAATCTTTACCAATCCCTTCCTGATTCTAAAGCAATGTCTGTCTACGTCATGAGAGTAACTAATGGTCAATCTTTTAAGGGCACAGTTAGGATTCCAAAAGTAACGATTCCTGACCAAGTGCCTATAAAATCAGCTAATACTTTTGTAAGTGCCAACGTTCCCGTAATGTTATCAGTCGTAGGTACTCGTTCTAGTTCTGAAAGTAACAGTGATAGTACCTCAAGCGCTAATTCTTCTAGCTCAGCAGAATCAAACAACTCTAGTTCGTCAGCTCAGAGTACTTCTAGCTCATCAAAATCAAGCGGTTCTAGTTCGTCAGCTCAGGAATCAGTAGAATCAAACATCACTAATTCATCAATCAAAGATTCTGAATCTAACGCTGCTAGTCAGATTCAAAGTAACGGGAACGCCACTGCTACTACAAATGCTGCAAAAACAACCACAAAAAATGTCGCGTCTGCTACCACCAAATCAGTAGCTATGAATACGAGTAATAATTCATCTGATACTACCAAGAACGTTAGTACCAAATCGCCAGTCTTAAACTCTACTACTAGTAGTAGTAATCAATCAAAGAACCAAACATCCTCATCAGCAAGCAGCATGTCGAAAATCAAAAAGAATATGAACAACATGTTACCACAAACTGATGAAGCCAAAAGTAATGTAGTTACCTTTGGTCTACTCACATTGTTTGTAAGTATGATTGGTTTTATTTCTATCTTTCGCTATAAAGATGGATCAAAGATATAATAAGATCCATTTTAGGGGAATATATAATGAAAAAAGGAATAACCATCGGGGCCGTCCTATTCACATCACTAGCACTAGCTGCTTGTGGAAATAGTGCTAACAAGTCAAGCGAATCAAATCCAAAATCAAGTAGTCTAGTCACTGCCAAAAGAAAAAAAGCCTCTTCTTTATCTGAAATCAAGAAGAAGGCGTACTCCGAAAGCAAAGTTAAAGCTAGTTCTGAAAGTTCAGCTAAAGCTAAATCAGAAAGCGAATCAATAGCCAGTTCTCAAAAGTTAGCTGATTCAATATCAGAAAGTAAGGCTAGTTCTGAAAGCATCACAGCCACTAGTTCATCAAGTGCCGCGTCCTCAGCTTCACAGTCATTAGAATCTTCCACAGCAGCTTCTAGTGCTACGGGAGCTAACAGTGAGTCAATTTCGATGGATGAGCATACGCTAACAGGATTTTTAAATAAATACGGAGTTTCACCGGTGTTATATAAAACACAGCATGGAATGTCTGAAAAAGAAGCTTTTGAAACTACACCGGATTCAATGAAGAGTTCTGGTGAACTACAGACCCAATTCTTAAAATACGGAATCAAGTAGCCAAGTTCATAACCAAACAAAAGCCCCCTCACCGGGCTTTCACGCGAGCGTAGTTCAACGGTAGAACAGTACTCCTTTGAATTGCTGACTAGATACTAACAGATGTAGGTTCGACTCCTGCCGCTCGCATTGTAACAAATAACCCATACTACCGCTTACTTTAGTACGTACATCACGTGGGCGTAATTCAATGGTAGAATAACGATTTCAGCCCTTCTCTCTCGTTTGAAATTGTTATGTAGGTTCAATCCCTGCCACCCACTTTTAAAAGAAAGAAGGTAAGATTATGGATAAAGATATGTCGAAATATGAACTCATAGATAACATTACTAATGACTTAACCTCTTTTATTAATCTGTATGCTTTCGTTTATCTTACAAAAGATAGCTACTCAAGGAAAGAATGTGGCCGCATAATCCAAGGAATGGAAAGAGATATGGTTGATCGTCTTAAGCAAAAATAATTGTAGGCACATTCTAATTAACTGTTGAGCCGACCAAAACCCATTGTTGGCTCTTATGCGAGTGTAGTTTAGTGGTAAAACGACAGCCTTCCAAGCTGTAGTCGCGGGTCCGATTCCCGTCACTCGCTTAGTACCCCTTTATTGGGATATATATTTTGAGCTCAAAAGAACATACGTTCAAATAATTCTAATTGGAGGACTGATGAGTATGCCACGACAATGGAAACCTTTAAAACGTCACCCTGGAATCTACGAATATGAAACAAAACGAGGAAAAAAATACGGAATTCGCCGCTCTTATACCGATATTAATCATAAATACCGCACTTGGAGCAAATCTGGTTTTATAACTTGGCGAGATGCTGATATTGAATTAAAGAAATTCGAAGTAACACTTGGAACTGGGCAAATCACCTCATCAATTTCAGACACAATTACACTTCAAGCTTACTTTGATAAAGTTCTAAAGCGAAATATCGACTTGAACCTTTGGCGGCCAGCCACCATTACTCAGAAAAAAAACTACTGGAACAATCAATTAAAGCCTATTTTCGGTAATCAGAAAATCAATGAAATCACTAGGCAAAGTTACCAAAATTTTATCGATCAAATGATCAAAGATGGTTATGCCAAGAACACTATTATTACAACCAATTCTGTAATGCAAATATTGATGAATGATGCTGCCCGGAATGATGTGATTGTGAAAAACAAGTTGAGTGGTATCTCAATTGATGGTGGCAAATCACCGTCATCAAAAACAATCACTGAAAAACAGTATAACCAACTCATGGCCGTAGCACCTAGTGTCTTGTCAAAGTACCAATACTGCATGTTAGCCCTGCTAACGCTTGGTGAACGACGTGAAGAACTTATGGGGCTGCAATTCAGTTCTTTTAAGTTCTCACAATGGAATGACGAAGAAGTTTGCGCAATACAATTTAAGAAGGGGCGTACTAATGCAGAACCAGAAGGCGGTGACTTAAAGAATAACTCAAGCTACCGCACAATATATGTACGTGGTGAAATGCTCAATATTTGTCATTACGCCATCACCTATAGCCAAAATATTTACTCAAAGACCCATAGAAATATTAATGATGAAAGTTTTTTATTTGTAAATGAAAAGACAGGTATGCCAATGGGCGTACAGCAAGCAAATAAGGTTTTGAATAAAGTGGGTGAAGCAGCTGGAATTCATATTACCCCTCACATATTCCGGCATTATTTTGCTACCATGGCACTCACCAATGGACAAGTTGCAACTGATGTCATGCACTGGTTAGGCCACTCATCTTTGCAAATGACTCAAAGTTACACTCGGGAAAATGTTCGTGGTGCACTTAATGTATTTAATGGCATGGCTCCTACTCTACTAGGAGATTCAGACGATGAACACCAAAGTTTGTGA